AAAGAAGAACCTTATAGTTTGCCAGAGAACCCAATAATATTTCCAGAAGCAATTGTATATTGTAATTCGGATTCTCAATACTGCTTAGAGAATGGATGTATTGAAGTAATATTAAAAACTCCAAAGCTCTATAGCGGAATTTATACAGTGTTACGCTCCTCTGAAGCGGACAATTATGTTTCATTTGATGAACTATTCTCTTTTTATTAGCCTATAGATGAGCAAGAGGGCTAGGAGAAATATAAAGATGGTGCAACAGTTTATACTGACTTTACTATTGAAAGTGGAGTAAGATATAAATATGCTATGCAAAAAGAGGATACTTCTGGCAATCAAAGTAGACCAATTATAACGGCAGATTATTATGTTAATAATCTTGAGTATAGCTACATATATCGTGATGGCGTATAGCTAGCTCTTAAATTTGATAACGACGTATCTAGCTTTAAGCATACTGTGTTGAGAGCTAAGCAAGATACATTAGGAGATAAATATCCCCATCTGGTTGCTAATGGTAATGCCTATTATGCGGAATTCCCGATTAAGGGATTAATTACTATTAATACAGATGAAGATTCTACATTCTTTAAGCAAGAGGTAGATGGTTGGTACTATAGGGACGAGCTAGTCGTTGCTGGCAGGTCGATAAGGGAAGACACTAAGAGTAAGAGAGATTATTACGCCCCGAAACCAGAAAATCCGGAGTCTTTGAAACCGCCCTTTACCCATAAGACTGGATATGAGCCAGGTGATACATATCCTCGACCAGATGATTTGATTGCTTCTGCGAATAGTGAGCCTGCGGCGGGTGAGGTCGGTAGTAGCTAGGGGTCTAGCGAACCGTCCGGAACCGCGGCGGCCGCGAGCAACCTTTTCTCCTCTTCTCTTGATTATCATAAGACAGATCTCTCCTACGACAATATCTTCATGGAGCGCAAGTTCCGCGAGAAAGTCGAGGAGTTCCTTAATGATTTTACCTACAAGCTTTATCGCTCGCCCACCGAGGGCAATATCGTTATAGGCTTGATGAATGTAACATTGTCGCCCCGCAAACAGCTAGGCCGTATGTTATTTGATTTCTCCGCTACTGCTTACGAAGTCATGGATAACTCTGTTGATAGCCTTAAGAATGCTGGCATTATTAAGGTTATAACTGACATAGAAGATACTGAATTTTTCACTTTAGACAATTAGCTTTGCTCATATGTCATCACTCCATCAAGCGAAGAGAAAAATATCATCAATAAAATAGAAAATGAATGCCCTCAGCTCACTGGGTATAATATTAATACCACCACAATAAAGCGTTTGTGGATAGATTCCGGTATAGGCTACGGTGGTAGTTTGTATAATGTTTGGATGGATACTACTCCGCCCTCATATAATATATCTGGAACAATTACAGAAGAACGAGCATTAGGAACCTACTTTGAACTCCCCGATAACATAGCAAATGAGCAAGATATTACCGAATTAAGTGTCTCATTTGGTCAAGGAGCGCCTCCAGATTCTGCACTTCATATTAACTGCATTTATGAAGTTAAATATAAAAAAGCTAATGGAGGAAGTAATAATAGCGCTGCAACAATTTGGTATAGTAAGATACTATTATGGCAGAATGACGGCTCTAACGTAGCTGGTGAGTGGCTTACATCTCTTCTTAAGGGTAATAACGAAGATATTAAGATAAATAGCATTTTGTCTATTTCAATATCTGGTTATGCTCAATTAAATGTCAAGAATCTAAAAGATGAATCGGTCGTAGAAGTTATTGAGCCGAATGGTTATAAATTGGAACCTGCAACATTTATTAAAGATATCCAATTTATAAATAATCTCGCCCCAGGCGGATAGATAAATTGCCTCTATGAGATTTATTACGAGGAGAGTGGTGGAAATGGATAATTACCTTAATGATATGGAATTTCTGACCGCCCTTGATAAACTTCAAATCCGCACACATTATGCTAAGATTGTTCTTCTGACTTTTGATGAACGTCCGATAAAAACTATCGAAGGCGCTATTACCGCGGGGACGCTAAATGTAAATGCATCCTCCGCGGTTCGCCGCACTATAAACCTCACGATGCTAGCATCGCCGCAAGTCTCTAATATAGAGGATTTGAATAACGATATAGCAATAGATAAGAAGGTTAGAATATATATAGGATATGATAATCCGCTGCCTTAGTATTAGAACTATGGTTCTCCTGTGTGGTTTCCTTGCGGAACATTCTTTCTTACTAGCGTTTCGATAAGTAGAAGTACCGGCAATTGGACTATTAGCATACAAGGACGAGATAAGATGTGTTAGTTAGATGGTACTTGCGGCGGTACGATTCCTGCTACTCTTGTTGCCAACGAGAAAGAGATATAGCATGACGATGGTTCAATTGAGAGATTGGATGCTAAGATATATGACATAATTTTTGAAGCAGTTAATCACTATGGTGGGGAAGATTCAGATAAGATAGTGATTACTGATGTTGATGATTATGTAGTGTAGTTAGTCAAGTATATTGGTAGTAAACATATCTAGTTTTCGGAAACCTATTCTAGCTTTTCTTTTACTGATGCTGAAGTAGACCATGGAAATCGGATCTATGGTAATGGCGATGATGTAGGTTACGAGGAAACTGAGTTTACCTACCCTGGTGAGTTAACTCTCAATGCTGGAGATACAGTAGTTACTCTCTTAGACAAGATAGCCAAAACGCTTGGTAACTTTGAATACTTCTATGATGTTCAAGGAGTATTTCATTTTCAACAAATAAAGAATTATCTCAATACCGCTAGTCCTCTTAATGAGTTAACACCAGAGGACTACCTAAAGAATTATAATAATGCTAAGTATTTATATAGCCTAACAGATCTAGATACTACCACTCAAATAACTAGATCTCCCAAATATAATAACTTGAAGAATGACTTCTATGTGTATGGTACAAAGAACAAAGAAACTTAGATATGCTATCATTTATCTGTATGCGCTAAACCGCAGTTAGATCTTGCACTATAGTATTTATATTATGATACTGTTAATAAGTGTTATATAATTCAACCTTAGTCAGTTAATGGTCTTGAGCTAAGGGGCACTCCATGCTCCGAGTGGCGAGAAGAGCTATATCGTTAGGCTTTAATTGCTTAGTAGCAAACCGGAGTATCTCAAGAGTATTACGATCAAGAGCTAATCAAGAGCTGGAGAGAAGCTTATGAGTTAAAAGACAATAATACTATGGGGTGGACTAATACTGTCACTACTAATCCAGATAATCTCACTTTCTGGCTTGACTTCATAGATACCGGCTCAGATGTAGGAAAATATTCTGTCAATAAAATCGGTCGCCGCACTAAGATAGTAAAAGACTCTGGCGCCAATGTTATCTATAATAAAGATGTGCCGGAGGTATTATTTGTGCCTAATACCGATGAAGGAAGAGAGCTTAGAAATCGTTGGATGAGTTATGGCAAGAAGGTCTTTTTATTGACCGACCAAGCCCGTAAGAGTCTATTTAGTATTAGCACCACTGGTGCTAGCTGTTTCGATAAATTAAGAGAAGTGTTGTATCAAAACTTAAACTACAACACTACTATAACTATTACTTGCCTTCCTAAATACTATATGGATGTAAATAATATTATCTATGTATATGATAAGGAAAGCTAGATAAATGGTAATTATTAGATAACTCAGTTTTCGCTTCCTTTAACCTATAATGGAACAATGTCCATTACAGCTACGGAAGTGCTGACTAGAATATAAAGGAGGTAAGAATTATGAAATTGGGTTAGATATATAAAATGGGAGCTAGCTCAGGCGGACAGATCCCTACAGATTTAGACACAAATCCTATTATTAAATTAGGTATTCAAGCCTCCAGAGGCGACTAGTTCACAATTAATAATACCGTTATTACAATAGGATATTCGGGTTTGTATGAATTAGACTTTGATGGTTTTTATATTAGATAGCTAGGGATAGGAACGAACGGCTCCACGCCCGCCTATTATATTATAGATTATATTTAGGAAGATTAAGGAGGTATAAAGAAATGGATGCATTTTACGGAGGACCTCCTGGTCGAAATTTCGAAATATATAGATAGTATACATCTAAAACCTAGATGATGGCAGATGCAGATAATATTCCTCTTGGCACATATGTAGAGGTTAAATATTCCGATCCATACTAGATACCAGGAACAGATGATAAAAACTATGACAGTTCTGTCTGGTTTAAGACACCAACTGGGCTGGCCCTTATAGCAGAAATGGGCGGAGCGAAACCAGTTTGGACTGCTGATGTTAGGACATAGGGGATTACGGCAAAAACCCCTCCTGCCGTAGAGGTGGAAGGAGGAGGGACTTTAACTCCTAAGTTGTGGTGTACTTTTCCACGTGCGGCGAGATTTAATACTGTAACCGTAAAACAAACAAAGCCACCAGCAGGGGCGCCTACAGGATCTTTTATTGAAAACGAAACCACCGGCGACTACAGTATGGACTTGGAGCTTCAACGTGCAGCAAAATTCTTCAGTGGTAATGACCCCGTTAACGGAGAAGTGACCGTCCAAGGAATGGGAGCTGGAGATTATTATATCTCAATTTCTGGCAATATTTATGTAGCTACTAATTCCACTGATGTTGAACTATTAGGAACAATTAATTTCAACAATCCTATTAAGGTGATTGAAACATTATATTTAGAACAAACTGGCGTTGGACAGAATACAGTGGAGATAGCTCGTAATGGGGTTCCGGTAGCTGGAACGTATAATTTCAATTTTGAAAACGTTGAGGCGTCAATTATAGCAGTATTTAATATGCTATCACCAAACGTTAAAACCGAATCTACAAACGAAATTATTGCTGTGACGCTAAAAAAAAGTGGTGGCTCAATTACTAGCTTTTGGTTTTCTCAACCTAAGCTACCACAAGAGCCTGGATGGCAAAATATTCAATTTTCTACTTCAATTAGTGAAGTTGATTCATTGAGTGTTAATGCAGAGAACGATGAAGAAACATTAAAAGTATATAGACGAGTAATTAATTTTAGCAATAACAGCTCCACTTCAATACTCAGTGGGCAAACTTGGCTATTGGATGGACAATCATTATAGATTACTCCATTGACAAATAAAACTGCTTATAATACCATTATTAGTCTTGATGTTGATACAGAAAACCAAACACTGACCTTCACTAGAGATACTTCTACTGGAGCAGTTTCTATAGATATACTAATTACAGTTATCTAGTAAACAAATAAAAGGCTTCGCTCTTTATTTCTAAAGAGCGAAGCCTTTTTCTTTTTATCCTTCGACGACAAGCTTATTTTTGTTGACCTCAGATTCAATTAACTGGATCAAATACTCTTGCATATCGCTTGTAATTTCTTCTATATAATGCTTTGTATCTTCGGTTAAGATAGACATAACCGCATTTAGTGTCTTCTGGAAAGCAATCTTCTGTGCCGCTTCATCAAACTCACCTTGTTCTTTAAGAGCATCAACATAAGTCTGATTGGTGGTAATAACACAGCGAGTAATAGTGTCAGTAATCATTGACATATATTTCTTTGCTTTCTCATTGTCTGTTCTACTTTGAAGCTCAGTACATTTAGCTTCTAGAAAGACAACCAAGAATCTTACAAGGATTCCAGCAAGAGGAATGAGAACTAAAGTAAAGATTTGTTGAATTAATTCTGGAGACATAAATCATTCATCCTTTCAATAGTTTGCGGGTGGCGGGTCCTACGATGCCATCAACCGCGATATTATTTGCTTTTTGGAATTGACGCACTAATACGTCTGTGATAGGCCCGAAAGAACCATCAATCTCGCAAGTATAGCCCTTCCTATTTAGTTGCCATTGTATCCATTTAACACCAGTGGTGCTACTTGAACCTTGTTTAAGTGCAATAAAAGGCTCGGTATAAGGGCACTATGTACCGGCGGCCGCAAACTCTATAATAGCATTTATTCTTCTATTCTCTGTGGTAGCTTTTGTTGTTCCATTTGCATTAATGAAATAACTTCCGCCGCCATCGAGCTTCATTACGCTATACATTCCGAGTGCGGAAAATGTTTTGTAAGCTTCAGAAGTAGATACCATATTATTAGTTTTAGACGTCCAACCCATGACATAAATCATATCTGCCTACTCTTGTTTGATACCTACAAAGATATGTGAAGTAGCATATAACTCGGAACCATTCCACCCTTGCGGCCTGACATAATTAGTCCAGCTCACATCTTTGCCTTTAATCATAATTGGGATGCCTGTTACTGCATAATCTAGTCCAGCGGGGACACTTATAATGTCGCTGATCCAGGCTTTGCCACCCTTTACCTATAGTGTGGTAAGAGCGTTACCAAAGAATCCATTGTCAAAAGACCATTTATTTGAATCAAAGGTGAATTTATCATCATTAAAAGTACCTCTTTCGTGACAGTATTTATCACAATACTTGTCACTCTTAGATTCTTTTGGATTTACTTTATAATCGCATACAAGATGCCCAACGGGCAAAGTGAAGTCAACAGTTTTATTTTCTTCTGAATAAGTGGCAAAGAAATTGGCATTGCAATAGTTCTGTCCCATATCACGTTTTTTATGATTTCGCATGGATAGTTTAAAACAACTGACGGGAACTTCTACTACAAAAACACCATTTTTAGTATAAGTGTTTAGACCTTTCTGTCCTTGTGGCTATTGTTCAGTTGCCTTACTAGCATAGTCTGGTAGACCAAATCCTCTGATATAGCGACCATTTACTTTCATATATCTAATAGCAACCTAGCCAGGTGTACCTTTATTTCCCTCTATTACACTGAACGAATCTCCATTTGATTCGCATACCATACCTACGTGGTTAGGGTCTTTCTTATCATCTGTTGTTGCATAATTAGGACCATCATCCCAGTCGTAATATACTATATCCCCAATTTGCGGACGGTAGGTATCATCCTCGTGCCATCTTCCGAGTTGCTGAAATAGGGAGATCTAAGCCTTGCAACTGCATTCTTTCGGAATAAGATCCTTCATATTACATTTTATTGCCATTGAAGAAACCGTAGTTGCACACCAAGGATCGGTATAAGAAACTTTATACCCACGAGGCAATGGCTTATCGTTGTTATATGTATCAATAATATCTTTATGCTTTGCTGAACCTTGTTTAGCACCAAGATAAGACATAAAAGTATCAACAATCCATTGTCTTAGCTGTTGTTCTGTCATCTTTATCCCTCCCTAGTTACGCCTTCGAAGAGCTATACTATAACCTCAGGCTCAAACTTATCATTTTGAGAGAGCTCTTTAATCATAGAAAGCAAGATCTTTAGACGATTTTCCGCTTTTGCTTTTATACTATAAACTGCGGTGTGAACAGCAACTTCGCCCCAAGCTACTCCTGCAAGAATATGGAGAGCTGAAGTGTCAAGCTATTTAAAAGTTGCAACTACCGCAGTAATTGATAGTAAAATAGCACAGCCATAGGAAAGAAAAAGAATGAGTTTAGATGTTTGAATGTTATGATTCATAATTCTTTTCCTCCTTCTTATATTTTAAAAATGGTTGTAGATATTTTAACCTATTTTGCCCCGAGGGTGAGCGCGACTACTCTAAGCAATTTTTTACCAAAATTTTTGGCAAAATTGGTAAATTCATCTATCGCAATTTTCACTATATAATGGAAGACCTGATAAAAAATTTTTTCAAAGGAGTGAAAATTACGGAATGGTAAATAATCCATACTACCCAGGTTGGTTCCAGCCCCAGGCAGCCATAAGGGAATAGGCCGGCCAGCTCAAAGGACGTCCTGTGACATCAATAGAAGAGGTTAAAGGCACGCCGGTTGATTTTGATGGCTCGATATTTTATTTCCCAGATTTAGGCAATAAAAAGATTTATACTAAGCAGATAAATCCAGATGGAACAAGCACAGTTAATTTGTATGAACTGCGTCCTATCCCGCAGCCCGAAAGTGTTAATCCTGCGCAGTACATCACTCGCGACGAGTTCGACACTGCGATGAAACAATTACAACAAGAGGTAATGAGTATGGGATAGGAAAGAAAACTTGCGGCCGCCGAGACCTAGAGCGCATCAAAGCAAGCTCAAACGCCCGCAGTATCTCAGTCGCCGCAAGTATATCAATTCTAAGGAGTTGGTAAATAATGCCTATGAATCTTAATCAACTAATGCAGATGCTTAGACAAAATCAAAATCCTATGCTTTAGAACCTCGCTTCTATGATCGAAAAGCATGATACGTAGGGCATTGAAGCGCTTGCCCGCAATCTCATGCAATCACAAGGAAAGGACTTTGACTAGGAGTTTTCCTCTTTTAAAGCTAGATTAGGTCTTCACTAACTTAAAAGGAGGAACATCTAATCATGTTCAATAATTCTAATGGTTATTCCCTATCTGATATTGTAACTGCAACTCGTGGTGCTGATGGTTTCGGCCTTGGTGGAGATGGCAGCTGGCTGCTCATTCTATTCATTCTCTTTGCTTTTGGTGGCTGGGGCGGAGGCTTCGGCGGTTTTGGTATGAATGGTTTTGGCTTTGGCGAGAACTTCATGATGTGGCCTTGGATGATGACCCAGAATACTGACAACATCGTTACTAATGGCTTTAACTCTCAGCAGATTTCTAATCAGCTTAACGGCTTACAGTCTGCTGTAACTAGCGGGTTTGGCGACACCGCCCTTGGACTTGCAGGCGTTAACCAGAATATCTGTCAGACAGGCAACGGAATCTCTGCTGCTATCGCATCTGGATTTGCTGGCGCTGAGGCATCCAATAACGCACGTTAGATGGCAAACATGCAACAGGCTTTTGGCACTCAGACAGCTATCACTAATGGCTTGACCAATGTCTCCAGTCAGCTTTCTAACTGCTGCTGCGAGAATCGTGCTGGCCTTGCTGATCTTAAATACACTGTTGCAACCGAAGCTTGCGCAGACCGCAATGCTGTTTCCAATGCTCTTCGTGATGTACTTGAAGCCAGCAATGCAAATACTCAAGCTATTCTTGACAAACTCTGCCAGCAGGAAATCGATGCTCTCAAGTCTCAGAACGTTGCTCTTCAGAATCAAGTCAATATGCAGAATCTGGCTGCTTCCCAGGCTACCCAGACTCGTGAGTTGATTGCTGATAATACGGCTCAGACTCAGTACATCGTAAATCGTGTTGCTCCATACCCCATCCCTGCTTATGCAGTGGCAAATCCTTATGCCGGCTACCCCACTAACTATGGATGTGGTTGCGGCTATAATAATCTCGTAGCTTAATAAAAGGAGAATATAAACATGGAAATTGTAGCTGTCGCTGAACAGACTGTTGCAGTAAATCAGGATGTCCTGTTTAATGCTGTCAGTGTCCGTGGTTGCCCCTCGATCCTTCATCGTGAAGGATCTGGGATAGTAACCCTCCGAGGCTTGGCCAATGGTCAATGCAGGGCCCGTTTTCGCGTGTCATATGGCAGCAATATTGCTGTCCCCACCGGAGAGACGGTAGGCCCTGTCGAACTAACCATTTCCCTTAATGGGGAAGGCATTCCTAGCTCTTCTATGATCTCTACCCCGACTGCGGTGGATAATTATAATAATGTATCTGCTGATATTTTCATTGATGTACCTATCGGCTGTTGCACCCAACTCTCTATTCAGAATACTGGCACTATCCCAGTAAATGTATAGAACGCTAATTTGATTGTGGAAAGGGTGGCATAATTTCATGGAACATATTAAAGAAATAATGTGTATCGTCGCTGAGGAAGCGTATGAGCAGTTAAAGCATAACAAGGATAAAGTCGACACTCATGAACTCGGAGAGGTTGTCGATATGGTCAAAGATATGGCTGAAGCCTGCTATTACTGCTCTGTTGTTGAAGCCATGGAAGACGCTAATAAGGAGAAGGAAGAGTACGAATCTCGTCGGTATTACACTCCTCACTGGGAGAAAGATAAAGCTTGGGAACCATACATCGATCCTTATATGGATACTGCAAGGCGTGAAGGAACTTGGCTTGATCGTCCCCACGACTATAAAGAGCCGGTTGCCCGCGACTTGCGCGAAGGGCGTAGTCCGCTCACCCGTCGAATGTATATGGAATCTAAAGAACATCACGAAGGCAAAGAAGTTCAGCTCCAAGAACTTGAGAAATACATGGGCGAACTAAGCCAGGATGTTACCGAAATGATTGGTGGAGCCTCTCCAGAAGAAAAGATGATGCTCCATAAGAAACTAGCGGCTTTAACAAACAAGGTTGAACAATTGGTTAACAATCCAAATGTTTAAGATTAATGGGGTGATTTGGCATATTTTCATTGTCCCGCCCGATCACCCCGAGCTGATAAAGCCAAACGGCAGAAAAGCTATAGGATGCTGTAATAGTATAAATCATACTATTTATATATCATCAACCGTAAATACAAATACCCTATTTGTTCAAGTTATATGCCATGAAGTAACCCATGCTGTAATTGCGAGCTATGGTATTGCACTTCCAGAGGAAGAAGAAGAATTTTTAGCAAGCTTTGTAACCGTCTTTGGGCCAGAGATTTTTAAAGTGGTGAATCAATTAATAAAATAAAGGGGCTGTTCAAACAGCCCCTTTATTTTCATAGCTAATGTTTATATTTTTCCGTTACTAGCTCAAACAGCTAATCTCCATCGTGGTTGCCGCCAAGCCTATTATATAAACCATGGTCGTTCATGCACTTGTTGTATTGGTCGGATGTAATAGGCGTTTTTTGATTTAATAATGCGGTACATTCGCCTTTGAACACCTGCGCCTACATGGCTAAAACTCCAGAAGTAATTAAAATAACACGCTCTTCGAGATTCCCAAGCTGCTCTTGTAACTGCTTTAGTGTCGCTTGGATAGTTTCATCGGTAGCATCTGATTTGGCAACACATTCTGCCACTATTGGCTTAATAGTTTCTAATAAATTCTATTTAAATTTTTCTTTTCTTTCTGTCTCTTTCATTTCTCTGTATTCTTTAATTTTTTCTTTAATCTTTTTAAAGTTTGCTATTATCGCCGCACCTATTGCAGTTAGTAGAAACTCAAGCCAATACTTCAAAATAAAATCAACAATATCCATTGAAATATCGCCCTCTTTTCTTATAATAGTCTCTACATATTATGAGAAAAGAGGGCGATATTTTTTTTTATTTTGCCCAAAGAGGTCACCAAGCACATGCGTCTTGCCTTGTAACATGCTCGCCTATGCAAATGGCATCGGCTTCATCCTACGATACAGATAGACCATAGACCTATTTAACGTGCTACTATGCGCTCTACTTCTATTCTGCTCTAGCACGCCCTTTAATTCCGCAGGATGATTTCCAAGACTACGAATGTACTAATTCAGACGGTATCTAATTTTCAAAAGCTAACTCTTGTAAGACCCCTATTAGTTCGGCTAAAATCTTGTACGTCGTAACTCCAGCTTGTTGTTGATACTAAATATCTTCAAGATATAGCTTCTATATATTATAATCTTTGATAAGCTATAGGACATTAAGCTTGATCTAGTGCAGACGAGAGACTAGATTACCGTCCTCTTCAAAGGAGAACTTTCCCTATGCTACCAATTTCTAACCATCCCATACTGACCAGCCGCTCACTTTGGTAGCTTGGTCAAGACATAGAACTTTCATTATAACCACCTTAACCTTGCTCGCTAGACACCATAGAGCCTGCGGCCGCACGTTCTTCCATCTCTCGTCTGATAAATTGAGTCATACCCTAGGAGATAGTAGAACCTGTGCTACCAAGTCCTCCCTCTCTCTTACCTTTTGCTGCGTCGTCTTCAGTAATCTCAAATCTATGGAAGATACCCTGGCCGATCTTATCGCCACGCTTGAGCTGGATAGCAAAAGGTGCAAGGTTGATAATCTGCATAAAGATTTCGCCTTCATTATCGGGATTATCAACATAGTCGGCATCTATAATTCCCTTCGAGTTTGCTAGAATGAGCCAGTGCTTAAGGGGAGTAGAACTCCTCATGGTAAGTTCAAGGTAAGTGCCTTGCGGCATATACGCCTTCATGCCAGTGGATACAAGCTGTACTTTGGCCTTAAGATCTTTCGTGGCCTGAGCCATTTCTTGTAGCGTCACTGGTTTTGTATATCCCCAGTAATCATTAAGGGCTACTCCGTTCCGGAGTATTGTAGAGACATGTTCGTAAGGTTTGAGGACTACGTCCTCAGCCACAATAAAATCATATCCTGCTGAAAACTCTGTACCTCTTGTTGGGAGAGGCAGATCTACATCTTTAAAACGGGAGACTTTATCAAATCTAATACCTTCCATGTTAAATATCCTCATAGGTTACTTGAACCGTACGCTCAGGCTCTTTCTCTTTATTAAACTCTATAGTCGCCTTGCATACCACATAGGTTCCAATGACCTCACCCTTCTGCTTCACTTCTTTGACTGTGTAAGAGAAAGCAATAAGCTCGCCATTACTTTTATTGCGGAGTGTCTCACGAAGAGTTAATGCCTCCTGCTCTGTTTCAACGCGGTAAGTATTTTGCACTTTAAGTAGATAACTCATATTAACAAATCTCCAATTCTATTCTATTCTCCCCATAGAGAGTCTGTTCATTCTCTTCCAATTGACGTTTCAATTCATAGAAAATACCAACTGGAGCGTGGAACTTTACTTTACATTGGTTATATTTCTGACAATAGGTGGGAAGCTCTTTCGCAAGATTATTCACATCCGAACTTACGCCCATCATTCCCCGCTGACCGTTCTCAACAACAATAACGCGAGATTCACAGCTAAATGGGTCGTAGTCAATTATTAAGCAATCTTCTATCATACCTCTATCACTCCTTTCGTATAATCGAATAGATAGTAGGCGTCAGTCGTAGCATTGGGTTTGGTAATCCAAAATTCCCAAGCGTCATTGTTATTTTTCTCTATAGCTTTAAGGGTGCCAAGACTCTTAACGATAGAGAAAATTTCTCTCACAACGTCTTCGCTATCTCCACCGCCCTCTTTAGGGGATAATGCTCTCCAATTAAAGAGCGTATAGTAGTGAAGATCGTTATTTAAAAGCATAAAATATATATTTTCGCCGCCATGTTCGCTTAAACTGGCTTGAATCCAGTCCGCCACTTTGTCTTCAGCAGCTGAAATTGCGCTTTTAGCCATCTTTGGAAGGCTAGCATAGCCGGCTTGGTTCATTTCATATAATGTCACTGTGATCACTCCTTTATAGTATTATTTTACAATATAATTTTCAGAAGTGCAAGTTGTTATTTCATATCCTTGATAATCGTACTTAATTGGATTCTCTGTTGCATAAGGTAAAGTACAATGACAAATACCGGAACCTCCATTAGAAGGATGGTTACTGCAATTGCGACAACAAGAGGGGATTTCAGCAGTAGAGTCCCAGTCCCATCTAAGATGCGGGATGGGTTCACTTAATCGCTCTAACAAATCATTGTAATTAGATGGCTTGTTTGCGGTCGCTGCTCGTTGGCAGCCATCACACGAATCTTCTGCTACCATGCAGTCAGGGCAATTATATTGCTTCACAAGGTTTGCCCTCCTTTAATGGAATGATGCGTTGGTTGCGGCTGCCCCTCATGGGTAGCGTAATATCGCGCTCAGCCTCGATATACGGTCCATCAACAATACAATCAATAGATGCAAGAATAGCGGCTGTGCGGCCATCCGTTCTTTTATCCAGTTCTTCGTACGTGTAACCAGACCAAAGAAAGATTTTCGTCTGCGGTAATACCTTCTTGACCTCGTTAATTATCATCTGCACCAAGAACATATTCTCTTCTGCCATAGGCTCTCCGCCCATGATTGCAAGATCTCTATGTACTCCGTTGGCGACTAGTCCTTCGAGGATGGAGTTCATCGTTTTTTCGGTGAACTCCAAACCTCCATCGAAGTCCCATGTCTCTGGATTGTGACACCCTGGGCAATGACGATCGCATCCTTGCACAAAGAAGGAGAGACATATACCTGGCGCCGCAGTTATATCGTTATATATGATTCCTGCATAGCGCATGGTTAGTCGCCTCCACTAGGATCAGTAGGGTCTGTCGAAGGGTCGCCTGTAGGCGCTTCAGAGCTCCCGCCCGCAGGCTCCTCACTTTCTGTCTCTTGATTTAAAATATAAATACCTTTGCACTCTGGACATACAATATAGTTACAGGGGATAAACTTGTCCTCTTCGCTATTGTAATCTATCTTATATGAGATGTCTGCAAGATTAAAAGCATACTTACATCCGCAGACTTCACAAACATGTTCTGTTTCGCGGTAATATAATCTATTACCATGTTTTATAACTTTCATGGCTTATTCCTCCATTTGTCCAGTATGTTTGACTCGATGCTCGACTTCATCTTGTTTACCGAGATTAAAGGCAGTCTTGTAGTTGCCAGTTAAATATCCCGTTACACGTCTAAGCTCTTGAATATTATGACTACCACACATAGGGCAGGTACCATTAAGCTCATCGGTATAGCCACAGTCGAGACAAGTGTCATTAGGTACGTTTACGGCGAAATATGGAATGTCATGATCCATAGCGTAATTGACTATAGTTTCAAGAGCATCTATATTATTCTTAACGGCAGCTTCTAACTCTACATAAGTAATGCAGCCAGCACTTGAGTATCCTGTTAGTTGGCTCTCAATATCAATCTTCTCGAAAGGAGATACTTTCTTCCATACTGGTACATGTATAGAATTAGTAAAGAAATCTTTATCACTGACATTAGGAATTATGCCATACTTCTTGCGGAACGCTTTAAGCGCCGTGTAGCAGAGGTTTTCCGCCGGAGTGTAATATACACCAAAGTTTAGATGATATTGCTCTTTAAACTCTTTGCATCTATCTTTAAATAGTTGCTCTATCTTTTTAGCTAACTTCATCCCTTTGTCTGTTGTTTGGTCGCACCCAATGAGAATTTGGAGGCATTCAGCTAAGCCTAACTGGCCAAGGGCGAGAGTCCCATGACGAAGAGCTGAACGTGTATCTTTACCATCATACCCCATCATACTGCCATTTTCATACATGAACTTGGCGCCAGAAGAAGGTTGCGCGCAGATATACTCGAAGCGTTCGATTAACATATCTTTAGCTTCATGGATCTTTTGATCGAGAAGACCCATAAACCCATCAATAATATCAACTTCTTCATGTCCAATATCTCCACAAGCAAGAATCTCTTGTTTAGCTTCCATCGCTAAAGTGGGAAGAATAATGGTGACAGGACAGATATTGCCGCGCCCATCCTTGGTCTGCGGATTTACTCCTGGGTCGGCATTGATATCAGCGCCATTTGCTGTCCTGCAGCCCATTGTACTGAAATAGGTCTTTGGGTCGTTTCTGTCGTATCCGGCATTTCCGGACCAGTCAACGTTCGCGTAATTTGGATAGAGCCTTGTAGATGTACTTTGCAAGGCAAGACGGAACAGGTCATAATTAGGATCTCCTGGCTCACGGTTAACTCCTTTCATACATTGAAAGATGCCGCAGGGGAAGATAGAGGTTTTATGTAACTTACCGAGTCCTTCGATAGAAACATCAAGTAGCGCTTTAATAATCATGCGTCCTTCGGGGAGAGTACAAGTACCATAATTGATAGATGTGAAGGGGAGTTGATTCCCACTTCGTGACTGCAACGTATTGAGGTTATGGTAGAGACCTTCCACGGCTTGATGAACTTCTTTCTCGGTTTGACGAAGAGCATATTTATAAATAGGACTTTCCCCATCAAGTAAGAGTACTTTATCATCGATACCTACATTTTGCTCTTTACAAAGCTCGACAAACTTATACGTTTTTTCGCGGAAGTTTTCTGGATCAGTAAGCTCTGAGTCAGAGTCAATCACAAAATCTACGCCATCTTTATAATGCTTCCAGAAGCTCTTTCTCACATATGGCACCATTGTCCAGTCAAGGTGAGTAGCGGATACTCCACCAAATTGTTGGAGACTTTGCAACTGGAAAAGCACAGCTACAAGCTGCATAGCTGTATTTACACTACCAGCAGGACGTACATCAGTCTGTCTTGTATTAAAACCTTCCGCAAGTAACTTATCAAAAGGAATAGATAAGCAGTTGTGCATACCAACAGCATATGCCGATAAGTCGTGAATGTAAATTTCATTATTAAGATGATTGTTGCGGGAAGCTTTGGATACACAGTAATCAAGTGCGTATTGCTTCATCATATAATCAGAGCCTGCGCCTACACGACCACCAAAGGAGAACTCGTCCACATTTGCATTCTGCATATCGGGGTTTAAAGCACTAATTTTCTCGCTATATCCTTTAACGAAATCGTCACTGCCCTTACGAGCTATCTCTCGTTTATAGCGATAACGTATATATTCACGAGCTACATCATGGCGCTCTGAACGCATTAGCAGTTCTTCTATCTTATTCTGGATATCTTCTACGGAAATTTCTTTGCCAGCATTATCATATGCCGCCCAAGCATAAACATCATCAGCTATATCGCTTGCAGTATCTGTTTCGTAGAGCTTGCCATCAACACTTAGAAAGGCAGAGTTTACAGCAGCGATAATACGTTGTTTATCAAAAGGTACTTTAATACCATTTCGCTTTGTTACCTAAAGCATTTTTACCCTCCTATACAAGATATTGTATTTTGTATATACTATATTTAAAATCTATCCATTATCTTGTAATCAATTTTGCCCAAAGGTTTCATCTGCCATCATGGTGGTAATGCTTCGTACCGCAAAATCAAGATCAGAGGTATTGTTATTCAACACAATATAGGGCTTGAAATCAGATATAAAATCTTGAAAATCTTTTTCATCGGTGGAGAAACGGCGGATGATTTCATGTACATTTGGTTTTTCCTCTCGATTTAATTGTCTTATTAATCGTATCTTATCAAGAGTATCAACATAGATAATAAATAGACAAACTTGCGGCGATCGTAACAATGAGCGCAGACCGGCGGGATTGAAAACGCCGATATTGATTTTGTGAGGGGCGAGAGAGGAAATTGGAGTACCATAATACCAACCATTAAATGAAGTGAACTCAAGCATGTCACCTTCGTCGGCCATCTTTCTGAAATCTTCATAATCCATGAAGTGATAGTTCTTACCATCGACCTCGCCCTCACGAGGAGGGCGGGTCGTCGCACTTACAATCTCGTGGAACCGATCGGGGGCGGCCGCAAGTACCCTTTGCATAATAGTATCTTTGCCGCTACCTGCTTTTCCTGCTATTGCTATAATATTATACACTTAATACACCGTCCAATCTTCTGGGTGATATCAAACGCAAATCACATTTAGGGCACTCATAGTACCAGCTTGTATCATAAAGAGAAGTACGTTCGTGGTCAAGTCTCATAACTTCACCGCAGTTATCACAATAAAGAACGCTTTCTTTCCGCCACTGAATTGGCACTTGTTCTTCTTTAATCATTCTTCTTTCTCCTTTTGTTTTATTGCTACTTCAAAGGGCGATATGTAAAACATCATCGGCTGGTAGTCGGCATAAGAGACAGGGTGCTGTTGGAAATAAATCTTGACATCTGGTTGACCTTTTGGACATAACCAAATATATTTAACAGAGATATAATTTTTATTTAATCTATATTCCATTCCAGGTGTTACTTCAAGATTTTCTATCTCCATTTGCGAAGGCGCAATTTCAATATAGGCTCCATAATCACCTATCACGATACGACGATAACCATTACTAATCTTTAGACCTCTTGAATATAATTCACAGTTTTGATCACCATCAACCTGTAAATTGGAAGGAAGTTCTTTAAGATATTGAGCGCGTTGCGCTGCGGATAACTCCGCAGGCAACGGCTTATAATTATATTGTTTAACGAGCTCAGCTATTCTCAAGAGTCTTCCTCCTCTTGCTCACCGTCATATCTTTCACTTCTCAAAACAAGGTCACCATTCTCTTTAATACCATCAATATGATACAATTGATGGAGATTACTCGTACTGTACTTCTTCGCTACGAATTCATCGCCGCGTCTGATGCCTTGGACCATTAGCATATTGCCTCGGTTAAACCAACTACGCTCAATGATAGTTTTCGTACCATCGGGGTTTCTTTGAGATACCTGCTTATCGAACGCCGCAAAATGTTCTCCACGGAACTTAACTGTTGCGACTCCATTTGGGGTGAGTAAATATACTACGTGCTTGGTTTTGTCTTTCGCTAAGCACGTGCCGCAGATAACATGCAGCTTATAAATGGGAATTTGCGCGTTGCCACGTTTGAAGAATTTTTCAACTTCTGGCTCTTCTGGCAAGCTGCTATAATCTACAATTCCGTACTTACTTTTGTTGACATTCTTCAGCTCATGGTCATGGTAGTAGAAGCATAACGCTTCCATTTCCCAAGAGGACAAGCTGCCTTTACCATACTTCTCCCAGTCTGCCATAAAAATCTTGGTATTCAATTTATCAAGTATTCCTTGTGGATCTGCTTTAATCCAATCGCGGAATACATCCATCCACCCTTGATACTCCTTATCCCAGTTTTTTGCATCAATAAAGGGACGACCAAATTTATTTTGAATTAAACCACCATAATCTAATTCATTTAAGAAATCAATAGCTCTTTCATCTGCCCAATATCCACCGTCCGTCTTGCATTCCGCCTTAAGGTATCTATTAAACTCATAGAAGCGTCTTGCAAGTTTTTGCTTTTCTGTATTGTTTGGCAAAAGTCCTGCGCGAATTAGACCTGGCATATTTTGCAAAGTCAATCGCTTTTTCTTATCGCAGGTCGTCCAAATATATTCTACCATAGCCTGATAGCGCGTAGGGTAGAACTGGTCAAAAGCACCACCTTTAATCAAGGCAATCATCGCTTGCTTGTTAGGATTAACGCGAGCCATGAAGTCATACATAGAGGTGTAGGGGCGATTGTCGATAATTGTTTTAACGAGATCGTTATTAACGTTAACAAGCCCTTTTAATCCAAATAGAATTTGGTTATTATCTGCATCGGGAGAGAAGCCAAAGACTGATTTATTGATATCCGCCAATGAGATTTTAATTCCCGCGTTCATAATTTCTCCCAATGCTCTGGCGACTTTAGTATAGTCAGTCTGCTCTGCCGCATCTTCATCAATAGAACCAGAATTGACGATTAAGTATGCAGTGTTCCAATAGATAGGGTTGAAATGGGTAGCTAGATAAAGGGTTTGCATTCCGATAAATGAATAAGCAAGCGCGTGAATGATACTAAATGAATATCCCATTTGCGGGCCGATGCCACAATTCCAGATATATCTACCAACCGCCGCAGACGTTGCGCTATCCATCACCTTTTGTTTCAGCTCAGGAATACGATTCATCTGCTTCTTACCAACAATCTTTCGTGCGTCGTTGGCTTCTTTCAAGCTGAAACCACAAAGCTTTTTATCTTGTAGCATCGTCATCATCTGCTCTTGAGATGGCGGAACACCGTAAGAAGAAAGAAAATGCGGCTTAAACGCTTCTTGCTCTTCTTTTGTTAATCCATAAGCGTCCATTTCTTTATACCAAAGAGATATATTATTCTTAAATCGGACATACTTCTCCATAGGAGTTTCTTGCCCTTTTTCAGAAGTCATTAGTCTCATTAATCCATTGGCATCTGCCATTTCTCTTGGATTCTTAGGTTTAATCATCTTTGCGGCTCGACTGCCAACAGCACTATCAAATTGGAAGCAACCCAGTACATCGCCGTTTGCTAATGCGTCCCACATCTTTTCATCGTCTTGCGGAAGAACAGCAGGATGCAGATATTTATTATAAATCTCTCGAAGCGACATATCTTTTTCAATTACGCCATCTTCTTGCAAGAGTTCGATAGTCTTGATAATAATATCTTGTACGCTTGTTAAAAGAAAGTCATATTTGACACTTCCTGCTGCCTCTTGGTCATGCAGATCCCACTGGGTAATCAATGCTCCTTTTGGGGTTCGCATAACCGCCGCAGAGTCAAAGATAGTGTCTTCATTAAATAAGATGACGCCGGAAGCATGGCTGGATCTTTTGTTAACCAACCCTTGGATACGAGTAATGATCTCCAAGAGTCCTGGATACTGGTTAACTGCGGCGATGAAAGGTTGGACTGGCTTTCTGCCTTTCTCTGCATTTCCATTAACCACATCTTCGATAGGCCATAGGAAGCCGCGTTCTGACGGTATAAGTGAGCTAAGATACTGGGCTTCATCAGTATCAATGCCTTCTGGAAAACTTTCCGATCTATATCCTCTGCAAGCTGTAAGGATTGCAGACTTAGTTCCTTCGGTACCAAATGTCGAGACCTGGACAAGACCAAGCTCTCCCCTTTCTTCTCTAATCGCAGAAAAAATTGTTTGAATTTTAGAAGGTGCAAGGTCAAGGTCAATATCGCCTAGCTCAACACGGTCATCATTCATATAACGCCAGAAAGGAAGCTCCCATTTGATAGGATCGAGTTGGGTAATACCAAGGAGATAGTGGTTGAGCGCTGCGCACGAAGAACCACGACCTGCTCCAACAGTAGAACCGCACTCCCAGAAGAGGTCGATATAGTGCTTTAGAGTATTAGGATAGGCGAACATACAGGTATTGAGTTTCTCGCCAACTACTCTCTTTACTCTCGCTTCTTCATTTAATCTTGCTACATAATCTTCATGCTCGCCCCAATAACCGATCTTTTCATTAAGGGCGTTCCAGCATTCATTTACCCAATAACGCTCTTGGATATTGTCAGAAGTGAATAATCTACCTAGTTCTTCATAACGACCGCCGGGATTAAAATCGTCAGCGAGAGGATTGTTTACTCCCCACCAAGCAGACTTAGGATAATCTTTAACTTCTACTTCTGGAACGCTTTGATTGTGTTCTAGACTATAAAACTCAAATTTACTAGCTAGTTCATTAGAAGAATCAATAATGGAGTTTACTGTAGTTGCATCAAAACTTTCACGAAGAAGGTCTTTAACTTCTTCTTCGGTTTTAAGATAGCAATATTCATAGAAGTCATCAACTTCTCGCTCGCCACCTTTGGAATTAAGGTAGGCTTTATGGATATAGCGATCCTCTTTAGTAAGATAGTGAGCATCGTTACCAATACAGAGACTGAGGTCAAATGCTTTAGCAATAGAAAGAATGCGTTGGTTGACAGTAATTTGCTCTGGGCTTGCGGCCGGCGCTACTTCGAGATAGAAGTCTTGCTTACCGAAGGTGTCAATGCAGAATTCAAGAAAGCTAACAATCTGATTGTGATAGCGTTGAGCATTTACATTATCATCAACTTCTTCGCAAGCTGTAAGAGCAAGGATTGAACTACCCAGTTCTCCGCCAATACAGGCAGTAGTCCCTACTATATGTCCCTTATATTTCTTCATCACTTCT